AGAGTCCGGTCAAATCACCATGAACGGCGCTGAGCTTGCTGGCGCTGCTGAGGTGACTTTCCAGGTCAACAACGACAAGATCGCTGCCACTGACGTGGTGGTGGTCAACCACAGCTCTGCCGGTACTGCTGGCAGCTATCTGGTTCAGGCCAACAGCATTGCTGCTGGTTCGTTCAAGATCACTGTGGCGAACGTTGGTTCGACTGCTAGCGAAGCCATTGTGCTGAGCTTCGTTGCTCTGAAGGGCGCAAGCTCCTGATGGCAATGCACGCCTTTCGGCGTATGCGGGAACGCGAGGCTGTTGCGAAAGCGGCGGCCTCTGCCTCCTCAAACGTTGAGAAAAAGACTTCTACTGTGAAGCCCAATGGCCGTAACAATCGACGCAACAGCGGGCGGAGCAAACGCCAACAGCTACATAACGCTGAGTGAGGCGAACACGTTCGTCGAGGCCATGATCAGCAGCACGGATGTGTCCAAGTGGACCACCGGCACTGATGACACACGCAACCGGGCGCTGGCAGCAGCAACGCAACGCCTGGATCGCGAAAGATTTATTGGCGCAAGGGCAACCAACACGCAGGCGCTGCAGTTCCCGCGTACTGGTGTCAGACGTCCCGATACATATGTGAACACTTATTCCGTGGGGTTTCCGTTTCGCATTTCTGAGGATTACTTCTCAGAGACTGAGATTCCTGATCAGATCAAGCGTGCTCAGATCGAGCTTGCTGTCTACCTGAAGAACAACACTGACGGCATCAGCCTTAGTGGCTTGAACGACTTCAAGAACGTCCAAATCGGCAGCTTGAACGTCACGCCAGACAAGACAGGTGCTGTCGGTGCAGATCATGTGCCACCGATGTTTGAAAGGTACTTGACGGGTCTTAGAATTAGTGGACCGGGCAACATCGCTATCAAACGGAGCTGACCATGTACGGAGACCTCAAAGGCGGCTTCGAGTTCATCTCAGACACCGCTGAACACACTGGCCGGTTCTGCTTGATTTACTTCAAGGAAGACACGGTGATTGACTCAATCACGGTGCAGAATGCAACCGGCAACACTTTGGCCGGTGAGACTTTTGTGGCTGACACCAAGCTGTCAGGCATCATCACAAGCATCACGCTGACCAGCGGTGCCTGCCTCGCTTATCGCGTCTGATGGCACTTGCTGATTCGCTGGCCAAGGTTGCGTCAACGATCATCGGCAAGTTTGGCGGTGATGTGACGATTCGGCTTGTCACTGCCGGGTCATACAACACGACCACGGGTGTCATCAGTCAAAGCAACTCCGACACGGACGTGAAAGGCGTGCTGGAGGATGTTCAGCTGCGTGAGGTCAATGAGTTGATCCAGGCTGGCGACAAGCGGCTCACGGTGGCCGCCGATGATTTTGCGACAGCACCTGAGACCAAAGACGTGGTGTTGATCAACAGCGTGGTTCATCAGATCATCGCTGTGCAGACGACCGAGCAGGACAACACGGCGATCACCCACGAGCTGATCTTGAGGGCTTGATCATGCCGCGCGAGATCCGGATTGATCAGATTGGTGGGTTGCTCAAAAAACAAGTGGGCCAACTTGTTAAGGCCACCACGTTCGAGTGGGAGGCCCGTGTGAAGCTAGAGACGCCTGTTGGGGAAACAGGCAATTTGCGAAACGGCTGGCGCAGCGATTTAAAAGGCTTTTCAGGCACTGTTGAAAATCGAGTGGAATATGCGGAGCCTGTTTGTTACGGAACCAATCTTCCGCCCAGTTGGAAGGGTGAATACAGAACAAGGCAAGGCACAGTCCCAGGCTTTCCTGACCGCATCGCCAAAGAACTTGAGCCTTGGATTAAGGCCGAGTATGAAAGGATCAAACGGCAAGGCTGATGGCTGCTGCAGACCTAAACACCATTCGATCCACGATTGAGGGCAGGCTGGCCACTGAGCTTGCTAACAGTCCGGCCATCCCGGTGGTGTTTCACAACATGGCTTACGAGCCAACACCGAATTCATCGTGGGTGCAGTGCCTTACATCCTTTGGCGCTGGTGAATACTTGGGCCAAGGCTTAACGACAGACTCCCAGAACAGGATTGTCGGCCTTGTTCTGATCAACATTTTCACGCCACAAGGAACTGGACCTGGCGCTAATTATGTGATTGGTAAGCGCGTTCGCGACCTTTACAATAGGGTCATCGTGTCGGGGGTTTTCTTCGACGCTGCTACAGGTCCAGAGGCTCTGGCATCACCAGCTCCCGAGGGCTACTTTCAAACTCAGGTCCGTGTGACCTTTGAATCCATCGAGGAACTCTGACCATGGCCACCCTTCGCGGAGAACAAGGCGCAGTCCAGTTTGAAACTGGTTCTGGTTCGCTTGCAACTGTTGTCGGCACTCGCAGCTGGAGCCTGACAATCACCAAGGAAACGTACGAAACCACCGATCACGGTGACACGTTCCGCAATTTCATCGGTGGCCTGATTTCTGGTTCTGGCACGGTGGAGCTGGTTTATGACCCTGACGCCACTGGCCAAGCTGGTTTGATTGAGGATGTCGTCAAAACCAACGATGCCACCGATGCAAGCTTTGAGCTGTTCACCACTGGCACCAGCACTGGCACTGACAGTGTTGCCTTTGGCGGCATCATTACTGACATGGAAATCACTTCTACAGTCGGTGAATTGGTTGTCGTCACCTGCAACTTTGTGACCTCTGGCACTATCACTTCTAACCTTCAGTGATGAGGCTATAGTTTGAGCGATACGTTCAAGCTATTTAATGCCTGCTAACAATCGCACTGTGGATTTGCTGGTTGAGGCGTTTGATCTCAACCAGCGCCGCAAGTTCGAGCTGAAGAATGCAGCTGGAGACGTAATCGTCGAGCTGTACTTCAAGCCAATCACGCGCGCAGATCGTAAAAAGGCGCAGAGCTTGGCTGGCACCGATGAAGCCTTGGACATCAGCACGCAGATGCTGTGTCAGATGGCAGAACTTGAAGATGGCACCAAAGCCTTTGCTGCTGCCGATGCTGCCAAGTTGCAACGCCAACTGCCCGAATCTGTTCTGAACGATGTTGAGCTGTTCTTGTTTGGCCTGAATCAAGAGGCTGACCTGGAGGAGGCAAAAAACGAATAAAGCAGGACAGCTGGCTCAATTTTGAGTTTTTCCTGGCCTGCGAACTTGGGATGACGGTGAGCAGGCTTCGCACGGAACTGACCGATGCGGAGCTTGTTCATTTCGCTGCTTATTATGAGGTGAAAGCCCAAAGAGAAGAAAAAGCAAGGGATCGCGCAAAAATGCGACGGCGGTAGACTTCTTTTAGTGTCGGTGGTCTGTCGTGGCAGAGTCGAACGTCAAGCTAAGGGTTGACGCGCGGGATGCTGTCAATGCGTTGCAGCAGACCAACCGGGCGAGTCAACAGCTCAACAACACTCTCGGCAAAACAGAGAAGAGAGCGGCGACCGCAACTGGCAACATTCAGCGAATGGGCGTGTCGTTCCGCACGACTGCCGCATCAATCGTTGCGATTACCGGTGCTGTCACATTCTTGAGTCGAAGCCTGAATGTCCTTGGCGAGCGTGAAGCTGACGCGGCGGCATTGTCGAACGGCTTGCAAAAACTAGGCAAAGGAGAGGCTGAACTCAAACGGTTGCAAAAAGCCGCTGATGAGCTGGGCAAGGCGACTTTATTCAATCAAGAGGATTTCGACGCTGGCTTTGCTCTGCTGACGAGCTTTACCAGCATTGGTGTTAATAGTTTTGAGCGTGTTGCGGAGGCTGCCGCAGACGTTGCTCAAATCACCGGCCAGGATGTTAAAAGCTCACTGCTGCAGCTGGCTAAGGCATTGCAGGACCCAGTGCGTGGCTTGACGGCTTTGTCGCGCTCTGGCACTACATTTACCGATCAACAGAAAGAGCAAATCAAAGCACTCGTCGAATCTGGCAAGCAGATTGAAGCGCAAAACTTGATCTTAAAAGAGATCGAGACTCAATATGGAAACGCGGCAAGAGCGGCAGGATCTGCCGGTTATGCAGGGTCTGTTGATTCGCTTGGCGAAAGTTTTCGAGACTTCCAAGAGCGATTGGCGCGAGGCGTTACACCCGCAGTCAATGGCACACTGACTGCCTTAACGGATTTGTTTGATCTTCTCAACCAAATCCCAGAGCCTGTTGGTCAAGCCGCTTTAGGCATTGGTGCAACAGCTGCTGCGATAGTTGCGCTGAAAACAGCGGCAGCGGCAGCAATCCCTGTTGTTAAAACTCTGTTTGCTTTTCTTGCAGCTAACCCATTTGTTGCTTTAGCAGCAGGCATAACCGCTGCAACAGTGGCCCTTGCTGGCTACAGAAACGAGTCAGAAAGGCTTGCTGATGCTGTCGCCGGTGGTGGCGCGGCTGAGGTGCAGGCCGCTCGCGCGAAGCTGCTTGAAACTGAGCAAGAAATCAGCCTTAAAAAGCTAGAGCTTGAGGGAGCTAAAGGCAGAAAAGCGCAGCAAATTCGTCGTGAGTTAAAACGCTTGCGTGATGATGCCGATGCGTTGCGCCAAGCAATTCCGAAAGTTGCCGACCCTAAAGATAAAGATTCAAAGCTCGACGAAGATAAAGATGACCCTGTGATTGATAAGCGTAAAGACGCATCGAAAGAGTTGCTTGCGCTTAACAGGGAATTGTTTGAAAGCGCAAAGCCTCTTAGCGAGCTTGAAAAAATAAGCCTTGAGTTTCAAATTCAAAAGCAAAAAATCTTAGACCGCAACATGCTTCCGCGTGAGCAAGAAATTGCTTTGCTCCAGGCAGCCGCTCGTTTTGAGAAAGATCTTCTGAGATACCGGAAAGAGCAACTTGAATTGCAGCAAAAACAAATAGATACAAGAATGGGAGATTTTGAGAATCAAATGGCGCACCAAGACGAGCTGAGTCAGCTGCTTCAAAAGGAAAACTTGATGTTTGAGCGGATTGGCCAAACCATTCAAGATGGTCTTGTTACAGGAATTGAGGATGCAATTACAGGCGCCAAGTCGCTTAGCGAATCGCTATCTGGCATCTTGAAGTCTGTTGGTTCAATGCTGCTTAGGCAGGGAATCAGCAGTCTTATTGGCAGTATTGGTGGCGGCGGTGGCGGCGGATTTGGTGTTACGCCTCTGACAAGCGGCATGAACTTTTTCAGTGCTGAGGGCGCTTATGCCTCAGGTGCCACCAATGCTGTTGTCGGAGAGGCTGGGCCTGAATACATCATCCCCGAGAATAAAATGCGTGAAAGCATGGCGCGTTATGCGCGCGGTGCTCGTGGCAGTGCTGTTATCCCTGAAAACGGAGAAGGCGGCACGAACAGCGAAGGCGGAGCAGCTGCCAGCAGCAGCCTGGATGTGCGTTTTAACGTTGAGCGCATCAACAGCGTGGATTATGTGACCGCATCTGAGTTCCAAGTTGGCATCGCGCAAGCGGCTAAACAGGGTGCAGCTGAAGGTGAGCGCAGGGCCATCGGCTCAATGCGTAATTCATCTGCCGTTCGTCGGAGGGTTGGCATCTGATGGAATTTTCTTTTGGGCAGCTGCTTGATATTGGCCGCACTGGTCAGCTCAACCAGTTCAGGTTCCAAAATTACGCTGTCGGACAAAACGTTGGCAATTACTCGTTTTTGCCGTTTGGCTTTGGTGGAGCGATGGCAACGCTCCAGGGTGACAACCTTGATGCAACGCTGCAGTTCGGCAACACAGAGATCACACGCAACTTTGTTGTAGAGGCTTTGGACAACACCTATGTGGCGAAGGTCTCAACAGTGTTGTGGAACTCCAGCACCTATGCCGTTGAGCGAACGCTTTACGAGTATTTCGGGGCCTGCTCTGCTGGCGGCTGGGATGAGACGACCATTCAAATTAAGCTGAATTCTGTATTAGACGCTGTTCAATCGAACGTGCCTGGGCGTCGTCTGTTCAAGCAGCAAGTCGGCAACATTCCGTTTACCTCGCAGGTTCGTGTGTAGCAATCTCATTGGTCGAAAGTACAGCCATGGCAAAGACGATTGCATCCATCTTGTCTTTGACGCTCTAGATCAGCTTGGGATTAGAAACCCTGGCGTGCAGTCGGCTTGGTATGAGATGACGCCTAAGCAAGTCTTAGGAGAGCTGAATCGCTACTGTGACCGCGTGAGACACCACAGTTATGATGGCGACATCGCATTGCTGGACGTTAGGCCAATGGCCTTCGGAGTGGTATGGCAGAACGGCGTCCTCTACATCAACAATTTCCTTTCCGCAGTGGACTGGAAACCGCAGGGAAGCCTTTCAATCCGCCGCTTTTACCGTATGAACTATCGCTGATTGAGGCGATTGGTTGCAGCGAGGAAGAATACAAAGAGTTTGTGCGCCACGCAATGCTGCGGCAGCGTGTGCGACCTGCTGAATATGACCACATTCCTGATGTTGTAAACGAACCAGTAACGACAACCACATTTTTAGTTCAGCTTGCGATTGGCCTTGTCTTAACAGGGGCCAGCATGTTGTTGGCACCAAAAGCTCCAACAGACCCTGGCTCAAAAATCAAAGGCAAGAAACTTGCGGATCAGATTGGGCCTAGCCGCTTCAATCAAACAACTAACTTCGACAACGTTGCCAGCCTTGCTGAGCTAAATCAGCCGATTCCGATTCCCTTTGGTAAGCGTGGCACTGGTGCAGACGGCAACCTGACGGGTGGTTTGATTCTTGTCCCTGCTTTGGTGTGGTCAAGGCTTTACGCCTACGGGGCTTATCAAGCTTATGAGGGCGTTTACGTTGCAGGAGAGTTTGGCGTTGATGAGCCAGATCTTGGCGGGATCTTGCTTGGCACGTCGGCACTTAACTCGCTTTCACAGCCTGATTTTGCTCTGTACTGGTCATCATCAAGCGGGAGCAATCGACCAACAAGCTTGCTTTATGGCACGGAAGGGTCAGGCGCCACCGGCACTGTTGGCAGGCAGGTGTTTACGTCACCAACAGATGACGGGCAGTTTAGCCAAGGTTTCTCAATGGCTTACACCCCAAGCGGTGACACCACGTTTGGAACCAGCACACCTATACACAATGGCAGCGCATATCGTTTTAACTGGGAGATTATTAGCGCCCCCTTTTCTACAACTGAAGGGCGTGACAATAGAGACGCCAGGAGAGAAATTCAGGCAAAGCGCCGCAAGATTGCCGGGTCGCTAGCTGATGTTCTTCATGAGGCGAATGAAGAGGCAGGGCAACCTGGCGTCGGTCGAGCCTATTCGCGGCATATGGGCATCATTAGCCATAGCGGCACACAGGGTGGGGCAGAACAAAAGAACAAGCAAATTGTTAATGTTGCTGTTGGGGACACAGTTAATTTTGAAATTAACAACGACAATGAAGTATGGAAAGAGCTAGAAAAAGATGATTTTGATGACACAGAGGTCAACCTTAAAGATTTAATTAACAGCGCCAAGTCGTGGCGCGAAAGAGCTTCTGATCTCTTGGTCGTTGGTAGCAAATGGATCATCAGTGCAAGCAACTGGGTTGTTATTAAAAGAGTAAAAGAGGGCAAGCGCGTTCTTATTACGCTTGAGTGTGTTGCCATTATTGGAGTGCCCGAAATTGGGATTGCTGGCACAAGAGCAGTGCGTGAGCCTTTGGGCGGCTACGAGGGCGACCAGTTTGCTCGCCTCAAACATTGTGGTGCTGCGTTTTACAATGTCTGCCGCTTAAGCACAGCAACGATTCGTCCTGTTCGCAGGGACGCAGAAGTGATCGAACTTGGCATTCGTAGTCAGGTCTGGAACAAGGCTTCCGGGTTGTGCAACTTCAATGCCATACCTTCACCCACAAAGCTTTTCAAGCTCGATGAGGATGACATTCAGGTCTCAACACCTCGAATGGATAAGTATTTTTTGAGGTCATCTTGCTTCTCAGTTTTTGTTCGCCCTGTTAAAGAGTACGGTCAAGAGCAGGCTCCATATGTTCGCATTCCAAAGGTTTTTTGTGTTCAAGGTAGTGCGCCAATCAACCAAAACAATTTCTTGCGAATCCGTCCAAGAGTAAAAGGTTTCTACGAATACAAAATCTTCCCTCGTACAGGCTCAGACATTGCGATTAACAGCCTTGATGAGAACACAGTAATTGTTCTTGATTCCAACGAGGGCGTGCCATATACGGGATCGGCATTAGCAGAATCTGACTATGAAACTCCATACGGAGGGTTCAGAATTACTACGCAGGGCAGGTTAGTTCCAATCTCAGAGATTAGGTCAAATGAAGAGCTTTTTACTAATCCTGGCGACCAAGAAGGAACGCTAAACCCAAACAACATTCCTACAGCAATCGACAACATCAATGTATTTTCTAATACGGGCAGTCCTTGGCTAATTAAGCAAGCATTTTATACAGAGCTGTTTGGTCTTGCGGTTGACAACGAAAACGATGAACAAACAGAAACCGAACAAATTTCTGTTGGCGGCCGTTCAATTACTATTCAATTTAAGGCCACATCTAGGCGCGGCATATTAGGTGAAAATGTTGGCCCTAAGTATGTAGAAGCGAACAGCGACAGTAAATACCTCTGGCAAGATGTTCAGTTCAACGTCGTGGATGCCAATGGCAACTGGACGGTCGGCGAAAGATTTAGCCTCACCCAAAATCTGAACAATCGCTTCAGTCGTTATGCAGAAAGAGAGGAGGGTCAGCCCTATTCTTCTGTCACTTTTGAATTTGTTGTTTCCGCTGTTGGCGCAGAGGCTACGGGTCAGCTGCGTAAAGGTGACCGTGTTTTTGAGCTGAACTCGCAGGTCTCAGATTGCAGTCATTACACAGAACTGACTAAATCAAACGACTCTGGGCCTGAGCACGAGGTGGTTTATGTGAATGAATATATCTCTAACGAAACCCCGGCAAATTACGATGCAATGTCAACGATTGGTTTTACCGTTAAATCAAGCGGCGAGATCAACGGCGTTGAGCAGTTGCGCATGTGGTCTGCAACAGGTATCCCCGTCACAAGATTGATTGAAGGTGATAACAAACCAAGCAACTTATTTGCTGATCTTGTGTTTTATTTGCTGACAAACAAGACCCAAGGAGTGGGTAATATTGTGCCATCCGAGCTGGTTGACGAAGACTCTCTGCGTACAACCGCAAAGTTCCTTAGAGCAAACAAAATTTTCTTTGACTCTGTTATCGAAGACAGCGAAAGCTTCCGTGGCTTTTTGTATGAGAATGCCTCGTTGCAACTGTGCAACTTTACGATTAAAAATGGCAAGTTTGGGATGCAACCAGCTCTGCCGTTTGACTCGAACCATGAAATAAGTCTTGCGCCGATTCAGGTTGATCAGATTTTTACGGCTGGCAACATCATTCAGGACTCTCTGCAGCTTCAATACATCGATGTTTCTCAGCGCACAAACATTCGTGCGATCGTTAGCTGGCGAGTGACCGTTCAGAACGATTTGCCCTATCAAGCATCAGCATTGATGCACTGGTCTGACATCCCTATTAACGACAGGGCAACTACCGAGCAAGCATTTGACCTAAGCGAGTTTTGCACGAATCGCGAACAGGCATTGAAGACTGCACGCTTCCTGCTCAGCACCCGCCGCAGAATCACTAAAACTGTCAGTTTCCAAACGGTGCCAGATGCTCTAAGCGTTCAGCCCGGTTCATACATTCGCGTTATCACAGAGGCGAGCACCTATAGCTCAACCGCAAACGGTGCGATCACAGATGCCGGGACACTTGTCAGCATCACAAGTGTTAAGGATGGAACCTATGACGCATTGATCTACAAACCGTCAACATCAAAGGTGCTTGAAACCAAGCTGACTATCTCAGGGAACTCAATATCAGAGTCAGAGTTCCACGGGTCATTTTTTACCCTGCTGAGTGGCAGCACTGACTACAGCGTTTATCAGGTCGAGTCTTTGAACCTTGAAGAGGATGGCCTGGTGTCCATCAATGCTGTAGAGGTGCCCACGGATGCCTCTGGAGTTAGCATCGTGGCTAAGGACGTTTTGACACCGGGTAACTTTACGGTGCTTGAGTGATGGCTTTCCCGTCGTTGACGCCCACAGGCCGTCAGTTCACCCCAGGTAACTTTCCCAGCAAGACTTACAACTCACAATCTGGGGCAGAGGTGCGGATCTTGTACGGATCACGGCGTGTCAATGCCACGTTGAGCCTGTCCTACGCCAATGTGACCGATGCTAATGCTGAGTCGTTTTTGAACGACTACAGCGATCAGCTCGGCACCTTCCGCACTTTCACTTTGCCCTCTGCAGTGTTTGAAGGTTGGTCTGGATCAGCGGCAACGCTTGATGCTCCGGCTGGTACGAAGTGGAGATATGACGGGCAGCCGCAAGTTCAGGCGGTGCGCCCTGGAATTAGCAGCGTTACAGTGGCACTGCGAGCGGTGGCGTAATGGCAAAGGTTTACACCGGTAGAGATGGCGTGATGCAACTCGCCGGAACGACCCTTGCCAAGGTCGTCAACTTTTCGCTGTCAGCCAATCTTGAAACGCTCGAAACCACAACGCTGAGCGAAAGCATCCGCAGCTATACACCCGGCATCTCTGGTTACAGCGGCAGCGCAACGCTGCTGTATTACAAGGACGACAACAACGCTATCAATACAACCGATCTGCTTAACAAGCTCTACAAAACCGGCACCACGGGCGTCAGCAGTTCGGACACCGTTGAGTTGACCTTCCGCTGGGTAGATGGTGCAGACAACAACGACATCAAACTGACCGCTTACATCACCAGCGCAAACATTGGCGCGTCAACTGGCGAGATCGTGCGAGCTGAGATTGCGTTCCAGGGCACAGGTGCTTTGTCAACGGTGTCGATCTCATGAGCGTTTATCTAGGCACTCACGGAGAGGTAGAGCTGCAGAGGCAGTTTGATGGCAGCGATCTGCGCTCTACAATCAACCCGTCAGATGTCAACGCAACCCAAAAGCGGTTCAGCTTTGACTTTGAGCATGGCCAGCTGTTGAGCGGTGATCAGATTGAGATCACGAGCACAGACGGCACGGCGCTGGACTTTATCAGCAGCTATACGAAGACCAGCGTCAAGAAATTCATCCATGTTGACGAGCTAGACGGCATCAGGCTCTATGACTCATTCGCCAATGCAGTTAATGGTGGAACGGCTAATGCAACCGCTCTTGCAACGCCTGCAAACGACCTGCCGATCCGTGTCAAGGTTGAAAACGCAGAGTACAAAGTGCTGGCACAGGTCAATGGCTTTGAGCTGAACACTGAGCGCGAGACCGTAGACACCACCACGCTCTCTGACGAGTTCCGCAGCAGGATCAGCACGTTGATGTCCGGCTCTGGTCGGATGTCTGCGTTTTGGGAGTACACCGGCGACACCGCTAACGAGCTGCCGAACTACTTGGTCGAACTGTCGTTAAGGACGCGAGTAGGCAGCCAGTTCAAGGCTCGTTTTTACATCAAGCGGACAGACCACAATCCAGGGGGAGCTGTCGCCACCGCTAATGATGAAATTTTCTATGAGTTCACCGGAGTGCTGACAGGTTGCGCTGTGCAGTTTGCCCCGAACAACACCGTGCAGGTTGAAGCAGATTTCATCACCACAGGCTTGATTCAGCTGCGGATGAACCTTGAGGTCACAAGCAAGATGCTGCAAGAGAACAACAGTGACATTCTGCTAGAGCAGGGAACGACTGACGCTGTCTTGCTGGATCCCTAGTTATGACAGCTCTATGATGAGCCCATCGTGGTTCATGCGTAGGGTTTCATGGCTGACCTAAAGATCAGTGCCCTTAACGCCCTGGCTGGGGCTGATCTGGTCGCTGCTGACGTGGTTGCTGTCGTTGATGACAGCGCGAGTGAAACAAAAAAACTGACGGTCAGTGACCTGATTGCAAACGGGGTCACGCTGATCTCAAACAGTACGATTCCAAGCGCAAAGATCGTATTTTCAGCTGGATCGATTGACACAGCCGAGCTGGCAGCGTCTGCGGTTGAAACAGCGAAAATCAATAATTCGGCTGTGACCGCAGCCAAGTTGGCCGACAACTCCAGCGTGACGCTGGTGTCGACGTTGCCTGGTTCTGGTGACTTTATTGGGCAGGTTGCGCTGAATACGGCAGATAGCGACAAGATTTACGTTTGGGATGGATCGTCCTGGGATTCCGTAAAAGCTGCTGGCTCAATCAATGTTGTAAGCGGCAGCACCTCAGGGATTGTCAATATCGTCGCCTCTACGAGCGGTGACACTGTCACTGTCAGCGCAACGCTTGACGACACCACTGCTGCTTCGCAGTTTCTTGCTGGGCCATCTGGCGATGGTGGATCGGTCAGCTACCGCGTTATTGCGGGCGCTGACTTGCCGACTGCAACGACCAGCGCCAAAGGCGGCGTGATCGTCAATGGCAACGGCCTGACGATGTCTAGCGACACGATTGCTATCAACAACACTGTT